CTCGGTTCTGACTCTAGCCCGACAGATACCTTATATTTTGCGCATATAAGTAAGTCGTTTGTGATAAATGCTTTGATGGACGGATTCAATACCGGAGCAGTCCGTACATTTTATAATGGATGTATTGCAAAATTATGTAAAAATGCGGGATTTTATATAATGGCAAGCGATACAAAACATGATTGTTTAACGCCGATTGATTGTAAATATGGTGTATATGTTGCAGCTGGAAATACAAACATCAATAGATTTCATCCTTGGGGATGGGAAGTAAAACAGATAGGTTTATATATAAAGGCGGATATGATAGCAAATGACCAATATTACTTTAACGATACAAACGATGTCGGTATTGCTTATGATGGTGGTGTTAAGCTTACTATTCACACGCTAGCAAATATTAACAACCAAAATGCACCCAGTGCGGTTGATGAAAATAGTAGAATGTTAGTAAAAGTTGGTGACATTACTAATTCGCCGTCAATATTTATAAATAATATCATAGGTTCTTTTGTTGGCAATGATGATTATTTTATGTACCCGAGTACTGATATAGGATACATACGCGTTGACAATATATCACTTGTAAATGTTAGTACGCGTTTCGATAAAAAAATGTTTCGTTCGTCATATTATCCAAGTATGTTATATAATGCGTTTTTGCAAAAACTTAGTATATCAAGTTCTGCGTTAAATATTGACAGTGTAAAGATAATTGAATTAACAGCTAATTTGCGAGGGTATACGGTAGAATTTCAGATTTCGTTTGAAAGTGCAAAATTAACTATCGATACGATGACGGATATTTTGCAAATATATTATCTCGGCAAAGAAACGAATACAGCCAAATATTATCTTCATGATATTTGCGCTTCGTACTCTGCCCCGTCATTCCATCTTGTTAGAAAAAAAAATACTGATGGGCATCTTAAAGGTTGCTCTATTCGTTTAAATAATGGTTTTGATTTAGGTGGGATTTTAATTCTGTATTTCATATTGGAAATAAAGTTGTATTGATTAACTAAAGAGGGCTTTAGTTAACTAAGCGTCTTATGACCATTGCTTATGCTTCTACCCAAAAAACAGCTGAAGACCGAAAGAGGTGATATATTATACTTAATCCAGAATATTTACGCCAGATAGCAGAGGGCAGCGAGGATATAGCATCTTCGCTGCATAGCTATATCCTAAACCGAATCATCGAAGCTATCATGATCCGGTTGGGGCGCGGGGAGAAGTACATACTCACATCATCCGACCGCTGGCGCATCCAGATACTACAGGATGCCGGGTATCTTTTGCAGGATATCACGCAGGAGATAGCCCGATACACAAAGCTACAGCGCGAAGAGGTAGCCGCCGCAATGGAAGAAGCCGGAGTAAAGGCTATGGCTTACGATAAGGCTGTATACGAAGCTGCCGGAATCACCACGGAAGCCCTAGAACATTCTCCGGTGCTGGTCATGATACTGCAAAGGGACTACGAGGCTACTATGGGCGAGTGGTCAAATATGACAAGAACGACCGCAGAAGCCGCACAGAGCCTATTTATCAGTGAGTGCGACAATGCGTACCATAAGGTCATAAGTGGGGCTGTATCGTACACACAGGCCGTCAGAGAAGCTGTTGATACGGTTGCGCAGAATGGTGTTATAGTCCGGTATCCAACGGGGCATAGAGACACCATTGAGACGGCAACAGCGCGTGCGGTGCGCACCGGGATATCTCAAGCTTCCGGTGACATATCCATGCAGCGGATGAAAGAGCAGGAGTGGGATATAATTCTTGTATCGGCACACATCGGAGCCAGAACTGGAGACGGCGGGGCGAATCCGGGAAACCACCTGTGGTGGCAAGGGCAGTTTTATAGCCGGACCGGGCAAGACAAGCGCTTCCCTCCGTTTTCTCTGACCGGATATGGCACGGGAGAGGGCCTGGGCGGTTGGAACTGCCGCCACAGCTTCGGCCCAGGTGACGTGGTGAATAATCCGTACAAGGATATCCAAACTGCGGACAACGAGCGAATGGAGAAGCTGGAGCAGCGGCAACGAGCCTTAGAGCGCAGAATCCGCAAAACAAAGCAAGCGGTTATGGGCCTACAGACGGCGGTAGAAAACTGCAAGGACGATGCGCTGCGCTTTGAATTGCAAGCCGAGCTTGATAGGAAGTCTTATCTTTTACAAAAGCAAAATGCTGCATATAAGGATTACTGTAAGCAGAACGACCTAAGAGAATTACAAGACCGCCTCATGATAGCGAAGTGGAACCGCCAGAACGCCGCAAAAGCCAGAGGAGCGGCAAAACGATATAAGACAGCAAAGGGGATTGACTGATGGACAGATGGGAATATTACAATCCGAATCCTGTTAAGGATAAGAGAACAGGAGATTGCGTTGTCCGGGCAATATGTAAAGCAACTGGCTTCGACTGGGAAACGGTATTCGCTGGATTAATGGTACAGGCATGTGCTCTGTCAGATATGCCGAGTGCAAATTATGTCTGGGGAGCATACCTCTATAAACGTGGGTACAGACGCAAGCTGATTGAACAGTCAGAACGATATATCTATACAGTCAATGATTTTTGTGCAGATCACCAGACAGGCACATACATTCTCTGTATAGATGGTCATGTGGTGACGGTACAGAACGGCAAATATTACGACACCTGGGACAGCGGCGGCGAGATCCCAGTGTATTACTGGGAGAAAAAATAATACTTTAGGAGATAAACACTATGGAAGTGATTATACACTATGTAACTGCACACTGGGTCTCATGGCTGTTTGGCCTTATGTCAGTATTGCTTTCTGGGGCATATCATAAATTGTCTAAACAATTAAAATCAGAGCGCACCCGAACAAATGCAATCAATGCGGGAGTTTTGGCGCTCCTCCATGACCGACTTTATCAGGCCTGTACCTTTTATTTAAAACGCAAATACTGCACCCTGGAAGACAGAGATAATCTTGAGTATATGTTTAAGCCATACAAGGCACTCGGAGGAAATGGAACCGGTGAGGATCTTTATAACAGGTGTTTGGCTCTGCCATATGAGCCAAGAGAAAGCGAGGTGTGATAGATCTCATCTTGAAAGTGTATGATTTTACAGTACCGGAGCTGAACCAGTTCCGGCAACTTGCGAATTTTACACCAGAAGAAAGAGCTTTATTTGAATACCGGGCCGCAGGTGTACCAATGGAGATATGCGCTGAAAACATGAATGTCAGCCTTGCCACCGCGAAGCGGATCAGCCGCCGGGTAAACTCAAAGATTATTCGCGTATGTGGAGAAAGGTAAAAGAAAAAGAGCCTGTATCAATGGCTCTTTTCTTTGCTTTGGCCAATTCTTTTTTCAAAATCGTTGACTGCTGCTGTTATAAAGCTGTTTATTGACGAATAGCCAAGTGACTCAGCTACTTCTTTTATTCGCTCTTTTTCGCCCTTTTTTAAAACAAGGCTAATTCGGTCATAGGCTTTCTGGTTGTACCTATTCTTGACCTCCGCTGATGTTTTGCCCACTCTTTCCCTCCTTAACTTTTTCCAGTATCGGCTTGAAGAACCGCTCTTCCGCAGCTTTCCTCGCTGCCACTGCATCTTCAATATTATCGTACCGGCCCAAATTATAGTTTTTTCGTCTGAAAGTAATCTGCGCTACCCATTTACCTTTTTCCTTGTTCCAGTAAACCCCTTTAAAACCAGATGTGTTGTTTTTAGACAACTGCGCTGTCAATTCTTCTGCCAATGTACCGTCTATATAGTGCTGTTTTTTCCGGTTTTCGTCGAGCGTAATCTTGGCAACCTCAGCAGTATGTTTGCCACATGACCCAACTGTTTTTGCTTTGCCAATAGTGCGCTGGCAAGTTTCTCCACAGTCACATTTGCACTCCCAGATAAAACGGCCTTTCTCGTCTTTGCCTACTCTTTTAATAAAGGTTAGTCGTCCGGTCCTTTGGCCCGTCATATCAATGCTTCTATTGCAGCCGCACGATTTCGTGCGGCCAGTTCTTAACTTGTGGCCAGCAATATCTCTTACAGTACCGCACTCGCACTTACAAGTGTAGTACTTGTTGTTGCTAGAATCAGTTTTGTCAGAATCGCTCAGTACAGTCCATTTGCCGAATTTATCGCCCGGGCTTATCATGCGAGAGTCTCCAGGAACTCGATAACATCTGCAATATTACCAACATAAAAAGGCTGTTCCTTTCTATTCATTCCTGCGTAAAACTCGCCGTCTTCTGTATAAAAAACAATGTCGCTATCGCTGTAAACCTCAAAAGCTTTTTCAGTAAGCTCATCTGTCCCTGTAAATTCATATCGTTCCATGAATACTCCTCCTATTTGATTAATGATTTTGGAATCCAGCAAGTCCAGCCCTTATAAGACCCAACGACTTCTCCAGTAGATACTCTTACCTGGATTGCTTTTTCGGATTCTTTCATGATTTCTTCGATTTTTGCAAAAATATATCCGTTCTCTATCTTTTGCGTCCCATCCTCGTTTCTCGCAAAATCCATAAAAACATTATATTTTTCTGCTTTTTCCTGCTCTTTGTCAAAAAACCATTCTTTTACCGCGATATAGTTCGTCTTTGCATCCCTCCAAGATTTCTTTAGTGCAGAGGAAATGGTGAAGCCGAATCGTTTGACTAACTGCCATGCTTTTTTCATAATAGCTGATAAATCGTATTTCATTCCCGTTTCCTCCTGCTTGATTGATATCTTTATTTTAACATACTTGTGTAAGTATGTAAAGGAAAAGTAGAACTTTTTTTAAACTTTTATGACCTGTTTTCTTCCGTCAAAATCTGAGACTATATAAGCATGGAGCAGATGTTTTCCGATGACTATGAGATAGAGATACCTATAAAAACCGATTACCACGATATTTTGATCTTTTTGGAAGAATTGGAGGAAATCGAACATGGCAGCATATCCGAACATGTATCAGCCATACCAGCCGTATCAGGATCGTATGGCGCAGATGAACCAATATCAGCCCGTCCCGCAGCCGATGGCAGCGCCGACAAATAACCAAGGAATACTCTGGGTGCAGGGCGAGACTGGGGCAAAGTCTTACCTTGTTGCGCCCGGATCATGCGTGTTACTGATGGACAGCGAAGCGGAGCGGTTTTACATCAAGTCAACGGATGTATCCGGCATGCCGCAACCTTTACGCGTGTTTGAATACCACGAAATAAACGGCAGAATGCCACAGAAGCAGCCTGAAGCCGTCATGAATGATATGTATGTTACCCGTAAAGAGTACCAGGATCTTTTTGATAAATACAACGAGATTCTGGACAAGATAAATTCATTTCCAGCAAGTGGCGGCTCTACTGCCAAACCAGAGAGCCGGAGACCAAAGGGAGGTGCGGCAGCAGATGAGTAACCCATTATTTCAAATGTTCGGCGGTGGCATGCCGATGGGCGGCAACGGCCCCATGCAGATGATGCAGCAGTTTGCACAGTTTAAGCAAAACTTTAAAGGAGATCCCAAAGCCGAGGTACAAAAGATGCTGCAATCCGGCAGAATATCACAGGCGCAGCTTAACCAGGCTCAGCAGATGGCACAGCAGTTTCAACGGATGCTGGGCGGCATGAAATAGTACATTATCCCGGCCGGGAATGTAAATAAATCAAAGGAGATATCAATATGGATGGAACTTACAGCTTAGCCGACATTGCGGCGGCTACCGGAACCAACAACCGGAACAATGACGGTATGTGGGGCGGGGACGGCGCATGGTGGATCATTATCTTATTCCTCTTCGTCTTCTGCGGATGGGGCAACGGCAATGGCTGGGGAAACGGCGGAGGTGGAGCAGCCGGAAGCGCATACACCGATTCCGCAATCCAGCGTGGCTTTGACAACCAGGCAGTTATCAGCAAACTGGACGGCCTGTCCAGCGGCCTGTGTGATGGCTTCTATGCCATGAATAACGGTATGCTTACCGGATTCAACGGCATCAATACAAACGTCATGCAGACTGGCTTCGGCATCCAGCAGGCTATTAATGCCGATACTGTAGCCAACATGCAGAACACCAACGCACTCCAGACGCAGCTTGCTCAGTGTTGCTGTGAGACCCGGGAAGCAATCCAGGGTGTAAACTACAATATGGCGCAGAACACCTGCGCACTCCAGAACACCATGAACAACAACACCAGAGACATTATTGACAGCCAAAACGCAGGAACCAGAGCTATTCTGGACTACCTGTGCAACGAGAAGATTTCTTCCCTCCAGGCTGAAAACAATGATCTCAGACGTGCTGCATCTCAGGATCGTCAGAGTGCATTACTTACTACCGCTATGGCAGCGCAGACCCAGCAGCTCATTAATGCGATCAATCCGGCACCGATTCCGGCTTACCAGGTGCCGAACCCGAACACATATTACGGATGCGGCTGCAATACGGGCTGTAATTGCTGACAACATCATATCTGTATCTTCCGGCAAAATGTCGGATGTTCGGCGAAATGCCGGTATTACGCAAATCGGCAGGCTCAGTCCTGCCTTTTTGCGATATGAAAAAGGAGAAAACAATATGGCTGAATATGTAGCTGTTGCCGCTCAGGAAGTGGCAGCCAATGGAAATGTAGTATATACCAACACAGCGGTAAAAGGGACCGCATGTGTGCAGCACCGGGAGGGCAGCGGAATAGTTACTCTCAGAGGAATGACGAACCAGTGTAAGGCCCGCTATTTTGTGGCCTTTTCTGCAAATATTGCCGTTCCGACCGGAGGGACAGCAGAAGCAATCTCCCTTGCAATCGCGATCGGCGGCGAACCGGTCTTATCATCTCAGATGATATCTACTCCTGCGGTGGTGGAAGCGTTTAACAACGTATCTGCAGGTATCTTTATTGATGTGCCGCGTGGGTGCTGCTCAAATATTGCAGTGGAGAACACCAGCACGCAGGCTATAACCGTAGCAAACGCAAATCTTGTGGTAACACGGGTAGCATAAGGAGGTGGGATGATGAGAGATATTAAAGATCTGTGCGCACGAATTGAAGATGAAATATCCAATATCGCAGAAAAAGGTCTCACCTCTGGCAATCTGGACACCGCCTTTAAGTTGATTGATATGTATAAGGATATCAAAAACACAGAGTACTGGGATAAAAAGGGCGAGTATTATATGACCGTGCTGGATCAGATGCGTGACGGTGTAAATGATTACAGTGAACGCCGTGGACGGGATAGCATGGGCCGTTACAGTTCTTCTGATGGCCGGATGATGCCGGACTATGACCGCGGATCTTCTTACATGCGCCGTGGCGAACATTACGTGCGAGGGCATTACAGCCGCAATGATGGACGGGATGCTTACGATGATTACATGACCCAGAAACAGAGCTACCGCTCTGGAAAATCCGAAGACTGCAAGCGCAAGATGCTTGCCGCACTGGAAGAGCATCTGGATGGGCTGACCGCTGAGATCGGGGACATGTCAAAGGACGCGGAGTGCCGCGAAGAACGTGACCTTGTGAAGCGGTATGTTGATAAACTTAGAGATATGTTATAAACGTGTGGATAGCTTACATATGGATAAATGATACATTATAAGTGCAGCAAAGATTAACCCCCTGTGAATCTTTTCTAGCCAATTTACACCTCCCGCGCACGCCCTTAATATAAACGGGTTTATCCCGGAGGTTAATAAAAGCGGGTGAAATTCCCGGCGTGCGTATTGCCAGTTTATTCATCTGGCCGGATTGACTGTGTGATTTCATAGCAATCCTCCTTTCCCCTCATAGCTGATAGGCTGTTAAGGCGGCTTACGACCGCCGTGAGGGTTCTTGCTGTTCACCCCTAGCCAATGCAGCAAGACTTTTTCACATCGACTTCTTTCTCGAAACACCGGCTACATATTGCAACCGGTGTTTTAGGACCGTTAGCTCAGCGGTGAGAGCGCCCGGCTCATAACCGGGTGGTCCGGGGTTCGAATCCCTGACGGTCCATTACCCCGCCCGTGGTCTATCGGGCTTAATCCATTTACCTGCGGCGGCAGGTCAATAAACACGGCCAGGAGGATAGATATGCAGAAACTCATTGAAACACTTGGATCATTTGGCATCGAGATTCCGGAGGATAAGCAGGCAGATGTGAAAAAAGCACTGTCTGAGCATTACAAAAACGCCGGAGAGGTCACGAAAACCCTCACTAAGGTAGAGAGTGAGCGTGATGCCTGGAAAGAACGTGCGGAGACCGCAGAAAACACTCTTAAGAGCTTTGAGGGAATTGACCCGGAAAGCATTAAGGGTGAGCTTGCAACCTGGAAACAGAAAGCGGCAGATGCAGAGAAAGAGTATAACGACAAGATCTATGATAGAGATTTTGCGGATGCTCTCAAAGCCGCACTGGAAGATGTTAAATTCTCTTCCACATCGGCGAAAAAGGCTGTTATGTCTGATATCAAGAAAGCAGGGCTTAAACTTAAGGATGACAAGATTCTTGGGCTTAACGATCTTCTGGAACAGATGAAAAAGGATGATCCATCAGCTTTTGTTGACGAAGATCAGCAACAGGCAGAGAGAGACCAGGCGCGGTTCACAACCAGTCTCAGCAAAAACACCCCGCCGGGCAAACTGACGAAAACCGATATCATGAATATCAAGGATGCCGGAGAACGTCAGGCTGCCATTGCAAGTAACATGTCACTGTTTGAGTGATCCAATTACCGACCATGCGCTTTGAGCGTGGCCGCTGACCTACACACCTTTTAACAGCTATAGGTAGAAAGGATTTTTTTATGGCAAAAACCAATCTTATTAAGCAGGAAAACATCCAGGTTCGCGCACGCGAAGTGGATTTTGTTACCCGGTTTGAAAGAAACTGGGAACACCTGCGTGAAATTCTTGGCGTGCTGAGAATGATTAAGAAAGACCCGGGGTCTACTCTTAAATCTAAGTACGCACAGGGCACTCTTGAGAGTGGAAAAGTTGGAGAGGGCGAGGAAATCCCGTACTCCAAATTCGAGGTCAAGGAAAAGAGCTACGCAGAGATCACCGTAGAGAAGTATGCAAAAGCGGTATCCATCGAAGCCATCAAAACCTACGGCTACGATGTGGCTGTGGAGCTAACTGACGATGAGTTTCTTTTCGAACTCCAGACCGATGTTACCGGACGTTTTTACACCTATCTTAAGACCGGAAGCCTTACCTCTACTGAGAGTACCTTCCAGATGGCTCTTGCTATGGCAAAAGGCCGTGTTGAGGATAAGTTCAAGCAGATGCACAGATCTATTCCGAACGGAATCGTTGGCTTTGTGAACGGTCTGGACGTGTATGAGTACATCGGTGCGGCAAACATCACCGTGCAGAATCAGTTCGGCTTCCAGTATGTCAAAGACTTCATGGGATTCAATACCATATTCCTGCTGTCTGAGAGCGAGATTCCGCGCGGCAAGGTCATTGCTACTCCGGTAGACAACATCGTGCTGTACTATGTTGACCCGAGCGATTCTGACTTTGCAAAAGCCGGACTGGTTTACACCGTGGCAGGCGAGACCCCGCTCATTGGTTTCCATACCCAGGGCAACTACCACACCGCAGTTTCTGAAGCATTTGCCATCATGGGCATGGTACTGTTTGCAGAGTACCTGGACGGCATCTCCGTTATCAGCTTCGGCGGCTCTGAAACCCTTGGTGATCTGACTGTGGCTTCCGCAGAAGGCACCGATAGCGGAACCACTAAGCTGACCGTTACCCCGGCAAAGGGGAATGAGGGCAATGTATACAAATACAAGGTTGCATCCAGCCAGACAACCGTGGAGTATGGCCAGAATGTAAAGAACTGGAGCGCATGGGACGGCAAGTCCGATATTACCGCTGCAACCGGGCAGGTTATCACGGTAGTTGAGTGCGACAGCACCTATAAGGCACTGAGCGCAGGACATGCGACAGTAACCGCAAAGGCGTAAGGAGGGTTCCGGCATGGCATATGCAGACTATGATTTTTACAAAACATCATTTTTCGGCAATGTCGTGCCGGAATCTGATTTTATGCGATTCGCCGAACGGGCGAGTGACTTTATCGACACTCTGACCTTTGACCGACTGGTGGACGGCCTGCCAGGGGATGAGCGACAACAGAAGCGCATTAAGAAAGCTGTCTGCGCTGCGGCTGATATCCTGTATCAGATTGATATTGCGGAGCAGAACGCGGAAGCAGCGGCTGCAACTGGCACGGCTACCACCTTACCGGGTGGCGGCACGACCACGGGAATAGTAACCTCTGTATCATCCGGCAGTGAATCCAGATCATACGCAACGCCACAGCAGATTGGAGCGAGTGCAAAGGAATGGAGTGCCGTGTATGCCGCCGCCGGGGACGTACAGAAAACAAACGACTTACTTCTTAAGACAGTTTTGCCGTTGTTAATGGGAGTGAGGACGGATGATGGGATACCAGTTCTTTATGCGGGGGTGTGAATATGAAATGCAGACAATGCGGGAAAGAACTTAAACCACATTGGAGTACAGACATTTGTATTGAGTGCTCAAGAGAAAATATGAAAAAGATATTTAGAGAAAACCCCGAAGTGAAACAGGCATTCCGTGAAACTATTGAAGAACTTAAAAAGCCTGAAAACATTGCGAAAATGGCTAAAAATACTGCCGGTTTTATGAGTGCTATTCAGGCATTAAGGAGTGATAAATAATGGACATTTCAACATTAGGCTCATGCGTAGCAATCGTGATGATCTGTTACATTGCAGGAATGGGCTGTAAAGCGTGTTCAACTACTTCTGATAACTGGGCGCTTAACGAAGAGATGGTTGATTGGTTCGCTATTCAGTCTCCAAAGATTTTCAAAGTATTCAACGAACTTAAATTGATGTGAATACCAGTATTGTATGCAGGAGTGTGAATATGAAGTTTAGAAAAAAGCCTGTTATCGTTGAAGCATTTAAGTATGATGGTGATCTGAAAGACCGGAACGGCTTGTTTTATGTTCCATTTTGGGCGCAAGAAGCTTATAAGAAAGGCATTATGTATTACGGAGCAGAAACTTGTGATTTACCTCCGTGTGAGCTGTATATCGAAACATTAGAGGGAACACATCATGTTTCTGTTGGAGACTATGTTATCCAGGGTGTAAACGGAGAACTTTATCCGTGCAAGCCAGATATCTTTGAAAAAACTTATGAGGAGGTGAAAGAGTAATGGAAGCATTATTCGCAAACATGACCGTGATTCTGGCAGTGATCGGGATTCTGGCTTTTTGCGTATCGGTCATCACCCAGGTATTTAAGGGTGTAGGTGTCCTGTCAAGGATTCCGACCGATGCACTGGTGTTCGTTCTTTCCATCGGTATTACTGTAGCCGCTTTTGTGGCATACATGCAGTATATCCAGATGCAGATATTATGGTACATGATTCTGGCAGCTATCATGGCGGGCTTTATAGTTGCCTTTGTGGCTATGTATGGCTGGGAAAAGCTCACGGAGCTGTGGAAAAGAATGAGTAAGACTGACATTAAAAAGTAATGATCGTCGGGTGATAAAACATGTATGACAAAACGATAACGGTTTTTAACGGGTATGCCTCAAAAACCACAGGAAAATCATACTGGTATCCGCACATCCTGTCCGGCGTTGATCTGATAACCGATCACGGCGCAATGCTGAAAAAGTATGGCCCAGACAGTACCGACAATTCCGCGCTGCATATTGTTTACACCACAGACGGTGACAAAGTGATGGTGCAGCAGTCGGACGGTTCAGCGGTGCCGTGGTTGCCCCCGAAAGCATGGGCGGCGCAGGTCAATGATGATCTTCCGGGCAGTATCACCTTCGGGACAGAGGACTTTTTCTGGCAGGGTGAATGGACTGGCGGCATGGTTGTGGATGATGATTACCGCGACGGTTTTTACCAGTACATGAACAACAACCGCGACAATGTTTACAAGATAACCAGTGTAGGTGGGCCGTATACGGTTATCCAGCACTTTGAAATCTTAGGAAAGTAGGCAGGTTTAAGGGGCGGTAATATGGCAAGGAGAAGCAAGCGCTTTTATCTCAAAAATCTGTCATACAATGTTGGCAGCATTCATCTGAAACTCGATATGTCCCGCTTTGAGCGGCAGTTTCAGCAGGCACAATACTATCTGGACGGCGCTGTCATGAACAGTATGGTGCCGTATATGCCGATGGTAACTGGCAGCTTTATCAATACCACCCGTGCTGCCAGTGCGGCGGTACAGGGAAGCGGCTTTGTGTATGCCGGATATGGCCCACAAGGGCGTTATCTGTACGAGGGTAAGGTTATGGTTGATGAACTGACCGGATCACCCTGGGCGCGGCGTGGAGCACGTAAGGTTCTTGTGAGTGAGTACACAGGCAAGACCAATGCACGGGAAAACATCACCTACACGCACCAGGCACACCCAAAAGCACAGGATCACTGGTTTGAAGCGGCGAAACAGGCAGACGGAAAGACATGGATCAAAGGCGTAAAGCGCATAGCTGGAGGTGGTAAGCATGGATAAGGTCATAGGGCGGGACGCGAGTGGGTTTGATATTCTCACCCGCGCGGTGAAATCCCTGTTAAATCAATATCCTGGTCTGGAAGATGGCGAGGTCATTAAGTTTGAGGAGCTTGGGAAAGAATCTGGAATAGCCTTTTCGGCTGACAATGGGGCGCTGGTGTATGCAGAATCGGAAGATGTCTGCGGCGGCATCCATCAGCAATGCCAGTATCCGTTTTACGTGGTATACCGCACAGCAGCCACAAAAGAACGGCTTAAGCTGAATGTACAAGACTTTCTTGACACCCTCGGCAAGTGGATATGCCGGGAGCCTGTTGTTATAAACGGCACTCAGACGCGCCTAAAGGCATTTCCGGCCCTGTCTGATGGCCGAGTGATAAAACGCATTACCCGCGATAACTCATACGGTTTAGAGCCAAATGAGGAAGCGGTGCAAGACTGGGTACTGCCTGTTACGGTGCAGTACACCAACGACATAGAATATGAAGCGTAGTAGCGCAGAAAGGACGAATTTATGAAGCTTACCAGAGGTGCATATAGAACCTTTCTTGATTCAACATTTGGTGGAACTGGTACACCTAAATGGTGGCGTATCGGTAAATACAACGACAGTATGAGCGTAGCTCTGAACCCGGATGTGTCCACAAACAAAAACATTTGGGATGAGACCTATGTTGAGGATAACGGATATGAGCCGTCTATCGAAGATATAACATATTATGCAGATCCTACTGATGCAATTTATCCGATGATTCGCGATATTGCAATGAACAGACTTCGCGGAGATGAGTGCAAGACTACAATCCTCGAAGTTATCATTGAGGACACCGAGAAAACTAACCATCGTGCATGGACTGAAAATGTTGTTATTAAAACGAGCGAATACGGCGGTGGTACCGATGGTTTCACCATTCCGTTTACTATATATTTTGATGGCAGCAGAAAGAAAGGCTATGTAACCATTGAATCAGGGGCTCCGTCCTTTAAAGAGGGCGAGATTCCGCTGACCTAAGAGGAGAGAGTGAATTATGGGAAATATTATTACCATTGATGATGGCAGTGAGGTCTTTGACATCGTAAATCAGCGTGGCGAGCATCTGGGCCAGTTTACCTTTATTCCATCGGATTTTGACATCGTTAACAGATACGATGAGACGGTGAAAACATTCGAGGAATTACAGGTCGAGCTTGAAAGAGGGGAAAATACTGATTTCAATGAGATCAGCCGGAAAATGTGCGAAAAGATAGATTACCTTTTCGCAGCTCCGGTGTCCGAAAAGTTTTTCTCAATCACATCTCCCTTTACCTTTCTTAACTCCGGCCAGTTTTTCGTGGAAAATGTTATCAATGCTATCAAAACTGTTATCGAGCAGAAGCGTGGAATCCGGCTCCAGGCCGTGCAGAACCGCGTAAAAGAATATACGCAGAAATACAAGGCAGCTCCTGGGGGAAGATGCCTTTCCCCACTTAAATGATGCACTCATGGGACTTACCATTAACCCTTACGGTTGGTGGTAAGTCTTATGGTATACGGACAGATTTTAGACCATGCCTGGACATTATGACAGCATTTAATGATGCAAATCTTGACGATGCAGGAAAGTATCAGGTCATGGTTGATATCCTTTATGAAGAAAGTATTCCGGAAGATGATATTCCAGAAGCAGTTGAACAGGCTTTATGGTTCCTGGACTGCGGGAAGCAATCAGATAATGTACCGCGCCCGCGTGTTATGGATTGGGAACAGGATGCACCAATTGTTTTTTCTGCAATTAACAAGATATCTGGGCGTGAGGTTCGCGATCCGAACCAATATATGCACTGGTGGACCTTCATCGGGTACTTTGATGAGATTGGAGATGGAACATTTTCTCAGGTTCTTGCAATTCGGCAAAAACGGGCAAAAGGCGAGAAACTGGAGAAATGGGAATTAGAATTTTTTAAAAACAACAGGTCTATGGTGGAATTAAAACAGGCAATGTCCAACGAAGAAAAAGAACAGTGGCGCATTGAACAAGAAGCTGTGGACGCTCTGTTCGACACGTAACGTAAGGCGGTGATAGATTGACGGCAGATGGATCAATAGTAATCGACACAGAGATAAACACCAAGGGCATGAAGCCAGGAACAGAAGAGGTAGAAGCCGCCGTAAGAAGAATGGCAAATGGGATTGATGATCTTGGGAAAAAATCAGAAATTGCAGTCCAGAAGCAGGTCACCGCTTTTGCGAAACTGAATAGCCTGTATGCCGTACAGGAACGGAAGGTTGAAAAGCTACATGAAGCATTGGAAGCGTATGCCGAAACGAAGATACCTACACAGGCATACGCTGAGATTCGGAATCAGATAGAAAAGACAGAACAGAAATTAACAGCTCTACTTGAACGCCAGCAAAAGTTTTTGGACACTGGAGGCAGAACCAACAGTAGCACCTATAAAAAAATGCAGTATGACATAGAACAGCTGAATAATTCGCTAAAATATGCAAAAGGTGAATTGAAAGATCTGGAAGATTCTGGAGGAGCCTTTACGCTTGGAAAAGATACAGATAAGTTTTCCCAGATGTACGACAAGTATGCAACAGAAGCTAAAAAGCTCAAGCAGATGAATGAATCTCTAGGAATATCGTATAACCGAGTGAAAAACGAATTTGAGGAGTATAAAAAACGGCTCCTTGGTATTGACGGTGCCAGCAAAAAAGCCACAAACTCAACAAAAAAACTTGGGATTCAGATGAAAAAGAGTCAAAAACCAACCAAGAAGTATGGAGAGGCATTGAGTGGCGTGGTACGGCGCTTGGTTATGTTTCGGCTTTTGCGTTCTACTATATCTCTTGCATTTAGATCGGCCCGTGAGGGAATGGAGAACCTTGCTCAGTATTCTCCAGAGACAAACAAGGCCATATCGAATGTGCTTTCGTCACTTACGCAGCTGAAAAATTCATTTGCTACTGCGTTTTCTCCGGTCGCAGAATATGCGTCTCCTGTACTGGTAGAATTCATCTCATTGCTTTCGGAAGCTGTTACATGGACTTCCCAGTTTTTTGCGGCTCTTACCGGAAAGGACACATATAGCAAAGCAACAAAGGTAGAGGAAGACTATGGCGCTGCTTTAAAAGAGAGCAACAAGCAGATAAAGGAACAGGAAAAGGCGAATAAAAAGCTGACGTATTCGTTTGATGAGCTTATCCAGGCCGGGAACAAATCAGATCAGGACAAGACCGGATATGTTGGACCTACACCAGATCAGATGTTTACCACGGAAGAGGTATCAAACGACATAAAGGCCCGTGCCGATGCAGTGAAAGAGATATTCTCCGGCCTGTTTGCTCCGCTGAAAGAATCCTGGCTTGATAATGGCCCGGAAGTGATGCAGTCTCTCACAAACCTGTTTACATCCGCAAAACAGCTTGCACAGGACGTAGGCGCATCATTCATGCAGGTTTGGAATGTTGAAGGGTACGGAAAGACCATAACGGACAATCTGCTTATAACATTTGCCAATCTGGCGCAAACTGTTGCGAATCTTATAACGCAGTTTGATAAAGCTTGGGTCTCAGGCGATACCGGGACAAAGATATTACGCCATCTGGGGGATATTTTGGTTACGTTATCAGGATTTTTCCGCTCAGCATCAGAAAGTATCAAGAATTGGGCTGCAAACTTGGACTTTTCTCCGCTGCTGAAATCCTTTGATAAGGTGCTTACATCCGTAAATCCAGTTGTAAGGGCTATTGGAAATTTGCTGCTATGGCTTTTAAATAATGTTTTGCTGCCTATCACAAAATGGGGTTTAGAACAGGCTCTGCCCGGTGTGTTTGAACTTATAGCAGCGGCACTTGATACCCTTTGCGCAGTAATAGAAGCTTTGGAACCGGTTGGAGAATGGTTATGGAATAGCTTTTTGCAGCCTATTGGGGAATGGACAGGGGAAATTATAATTAACGCCCTGAAATTGCTTACAGATGTTTTGAAAAAGTTCTCTGACTGGATTAGTGAAAATAAAGAACTTGTAAGAACTATAACATATGCAATACTTGGCTTTTTTGCGGCTTGGACAATAATAAAGTTGGTATCTGATATTGGAAAGTTGTTTGTCGCATTAAAAGGCTTTATTAGTGTAATGGGCAAAGTCCTGGATTCTATAACACCGGTTAAACTGGCATTATGGGCAATAATAACACTTGCAGCCATTTTATACGATAGCTGGGACAAAATGACTCCGACAGAAAGAATGATAAGCTTTCTGTTGGCAGCAGCTTCTGCGGCTGGAATTCTTGCAGTTGCCCTTGGTGCGATTTCTGGTGCTGCAGGTGCGTTGGCTATGGGAGCATCTATTGCGGCAGGAATAGGAGCGGCAATGATTGCGATTAATGCAGGCAAACGGCAGACGCAGTCTACTTACAGCAATGCAGGCGGCGGAAGATATGCAAAGTACGCTTCCGCAGCGGCAACGTACAATATGCCACGTCTTGCGACCGGAACCGTGGTACCGCCACGCGCTGGTGAGTTTGCGGCTATCCTTGGTGATAACAAGCGCGAGACAGAAGTTGTTTCCCCGTTAAGCACGATAAAACAGGCATTGAAAGAAGCTCTGGCAGAAAGCGGAGGTAGTCGGGACATAACGGTTATCATGGAAGTGGACGGTCGGCGTTTTGGACAGGCAGTGTACAAGGCAAACAATGAAGAAAAACAGCGTGTAGGTTTAAGGATGGTGACAGTGTGATAAACGGTGTTTTTACTATTGATGGCTTAGATCTGCGCATCCAGGTTACAGACCTGGAACGCAGCTTTGCTGTTACCGACAGCGATAATTCCGGGCGTGTGCAATCCCGTAGGATGTACAGGGACATTATAGGTACATTCTATAATTACACACTCACTGTAGACCCGGATAAAAGCAACAGGGCAGATTATGATACATTTTATGATATCATTTCGGCTCCGGTTGAGTCCCACACGATGTCTTTTCCTTACGGTCAGGAAACGCTTGAATTTGAAGCCTACGTCACAAACGGTAAAGACAAGCTAAAAAAAGAAAAAGACAAAGACGGGAACGACATAAATAAATGGAGCGGATTATCTATTGATTTTATCGCAATGGAGCCGCAGAGGACATGATATGAAAGAAAAAGTGAGATCAAAAACAACCGGGACAGGACTAAAAATAGTATATGATGATGTGGCTCCATATGCAAAAGATAACAGTTCTCCCAAAATCATGGATACTGGTTTACGACCACATAAAGGTTTATATCCAAAAACTGGTTTATACCCAAATGCAACAACGACAAGAAGAGAGCTTCCGGATCTCCGGCGGGATGATCTGACTTATCCCGGATATGCACTTTGCTATCCGGGATTTTCCCTTTTAAATGGTCAGTACATAAATATCCCAGAAGATTATGAAGATTATGGATATATCAGTGACGAGTGGTCAAACGAAGACGGCATATTCGGCTACTCTATAAAAACTTCTGGCCTTATGCCGCAAATTGGCCTTTATCCACGTGTTTTCCTTTATCCGTCTGGCGGACGGTACATTATGATGAATCAGCCGACCCTTACCATAACATTTAATGGCAAGTTCTCTAGTGTAGGTATTCTGCTTACATTCAATCTTCTATCTGGAGATTATGCAACCGGTTTAAATATCAAATGGTACGAGGACGGTCATTTGCTTTCATCTAAGGATTTTTCACCGGACAGTAGCCGCTATTTCTGTAATAACTTCGTTCAAAATTATAACATGCTTGCAATAACATTTAAAAAGACTTCAAAGCCTTACAGGCCGGTGTTCCTCACCAGAATAGATTACGGCATATACAGAGATTTCCTGTCCGATGAGCTGGTTACTACTGATTGTATACAAGAGATCAATGCAATATCTGAGAATATCAGTATAAATACCTTATCTTTCACTGTACGCACCAAAAGCAATATTCCGTTCGATCTCCAGAAAAAACAGAAATTGGCAGTTTTTTTTGATAATGACCTGATTGGAAACTTTTACCTTAAAAATGGATCGAGGAAAAATGTTTTTGATTATTACCTGGATGCGCACGATGCGCTGGGTGTCCTTGACGGAAATGAGTATGTCGGCGGGATATACTCTGGGGAGCTGGTAAAAGATGTGGTAGCCGATATCTTTTCTGGTGAGGACTTTACCTGCGCTATAGACCCGTCCTTGTCAGATCAGGCTCTTTACGGGTACATACCATATACCACAAAGCGTAATGCTCTGGTGCAGATTGCGTTTGCGATAGGAGCTATAGTTGACACATCGAACGTAGATGGCGTAGCTATGTATCCGCAACAGAATGATGTAACAGGAACATTTCCGGCATCAGATACGTTTGACGGCGTAACCCTGGAACGCTCTGATATCGTGACCGGTATAAGGCTTACAACACATACATATCAGCCGTCAGCTGAAACACAGGAAATCTATAACGAGACACTTTCTGGAACGGCTGAGATAGTTTTTTCAGAACCTTACCATGACCTTTCTGTTTCTGGAGGTGCCGTAGTAAAAAGTGGCGCAAACTATGTGGTGGTATCTGGCACCGGAGAAAAAGTTACTATAATAGGCAAGAAATATATCCATAATACAAGCCAGATTTTAAAGGAAAATCCTGACATTGTATTTAATAAAAACATTAAAGAAGTTACTGATGCTACGCTTATAAATGCACAAAATGCAGAGCAGGCCATAGACCGGATCTATCGGTACTATATGCGCGCCGAAAGCGTTACCGGAGATGTTTTACTAAAAGATAAAGTTGTCGGTCAGCGAGTCGAAATCGACACCGGATATGATGGAAAAAAGTCAGGTGTAATTGAAAGCGTAGACTACAGTTTTGGAAATGCAATAAAAGCAAAGGTGACGATTCATGAGTGAAATTTTGAATGGGCTTATATTTGATCGGACTCAGGCCGATATTGAGTCTCTTACTAAGAAAGCTTATATAGACTATCAGGATTTAAACCGTGTAGAAACGGCAGTAAAATGGGTGTCTTATTTTTTAAATCGGTGTGGGTACAAAAACACTACGCGGAACAAAACGAACTGGAGCATGAATGATTTTCGAACAGAAAAAGATATGGAACGTCTTAGGTCAAATATAAATTCTATTCGCTCCGCGTTTTATGCACCGGTCAGCACCCCTTTGACTCCTGCAAAGATAACGTATACGTCCATTTGGCAGGCAAATGCCATAGAACAGATCATTTACGATATCGGCATGATTGCAGAAAAAATTGAGCCGGGGCTGAATCATCTGAGTTTTAACCTTGGAACTCGCGGCTTTGGGAACAGGAGAGTTAATCTATGAGTTTAAAAACGGATTATAAAGACGATATTTATTCTGGGAAACGGCGCTATCGAATAATCCAGAACGATGATGGAACAGTATCATTTGATGATGTCACTGATTACACGCAAGATGGCGATATTTACAGTGCCGGAGATGTTAATGCAACAAATAAGGCGGTTAACCAAAACGCTGGTGATATAGCGGACATACAAAAGTTGCGGTATGCCACATTTAAGGCCGCTGATTGGTCTCAGTCCGCGCCTTATATTCAGCGTGTTGCAGTACAGGGTATGACGGTAAACGATGTGCCTATCATATCTTTACATATTGCAGATGGTACCACATCCGCGAATGCAAAATCACAGGGTAAAGCGTATGGGTATGTTGATCGCGCTGTCTCCGGAGGCGGCCAGCTTGCACTTTATTGCTATAACTCAAAGCCGACGGTAGATTTTACCGTAGCTATAAAAGGAGTGTAGGTATGGCAGATGCGATAGTATTACGTGGCGGTTCTGGTTTTGATGATTCACAGCTTACAGCTACGCCGGATAAGGTTAGGAATGGGAAAACATTTTATGGATCCGGAAGCGACAGCATACAGACAGGAACTGTTACCGAGATTGCGGCAGAAACAGTAACGCTACCGCTGAATGGATCTTACACCATACCGCAAGGAATCCATTCTGGAAACGGCAAGGTGGTACAGAGTTTGCAGACAAGCCCAGGCGGTACCGTATATCCAACCATTGAAAAACAGACTGTGCAAACCGCGAATAAATACATGACGGACGATGTATATGTGGCACCGCTTACCGGACTTAAGCCAGAAAACATCAAAAAAGGCGTAACTATACTTGGAGTTACCGGAACTTATGAGGGGTACAGTTGATGGGAGAGTGTATTATTAAGCGTCAGGGCGGCGCAGTAGATGTTTCAGATCTTACAGCCACACCAGCAGACGTTGTGGCAGGTGAAAAGTTTTATGGTTCCGGAACAGATGAGATTCAGACTGGAACCCAGAAAAAGAACGGAAGGATCAGTAAGGTGCTTGGGGCAAACGAGACGTATGTTATTCCGGCTGGATATGTTGATGCAGGATCTGCGGTAACTCAGAACATTGTTACGCAGGGAGAATTGACGGTTAATCCGGTCGCAAACGGGTCCTTGCTCAATGTATCTGGTAAGTATATGACTGGAGACATAGTGGTAACTGGCGTGGATAATTTGAAGCCTGAGAACATCAAAAAAGGGGCTTTTATCGGTTCTGTTGCTGGCACATTCGAAGGATATGTGAATACAGATCAGCTTACGCCGTATTGGTATGGTGTGTTTTCGCCTGGACAAACTGGTTTTTATGACAGTGCGTTTTACCAAAATCCTAGTAGTGCCGGGTCATCTTGGGACAATTACAAAACATCTGTGTATGCTCAGATGTCTGTAGATTGGAGTTATGATGTAGATGATTCTTTGCAAGGAAAATGCATTAGAATTGAGGGGAAAAGAATACGTTCTGCACCCGCAACTGCGGTGGCTCCGTTTGTTACGTTCGAAAAACAAATAAATATCGGATCCGCAAAAAGCGTAACGATATGTTACACATTGCCAGCAAGAGCTTATGACCAGGACTTGTCTGTTGTTATACTATCTCAAAACAGACCAGGCGTTTTCTATGAGAATCCTTTATATAGGAACGGAAGCTTTTATTCAGGTACTCTTGGGGCATTTGAATTATATCACCTTGATACAACATCGGGCGAAGATGCATGGATAACAAGAACATATACTATACCAAACTCAGGTCAATACAATTTTGTTACATTTTTACCCTTTAGAATTCCAGCAGATTATAATACAAGCGCGTTTGTATCAAAAGTGCGCTACATAAAATTTAATAAATAAAGGAGATAATTATGAGTGAAGAAAACGTATCTTTACCAGTAGCGCAAGCACTAGCATCAGCGCTTACAAAAATAGAAGCGTATGTTCCAACTGAGTACGTTGATAACTCTGAACCAGACCTTGATGCAGAGCATCTAAATCACGCAGAGCAGGGAATCATGAGAGTGACAAACCTGTTAAATGCTGCTGTCGATGTTATACAGGGGCAGGAAAGCCGCCTTGCGGGTGCTGAAACAAAAATCGGTACCGATGCGCTGACCGGCGGTATGACAGATTTATCCAGTGGTCTTAATGCGGTAAATAGTGATTTAAATGCTGTTATGACATCGTCAATTTCTATTCCATCTGGAAGTCCGGTTACAGGAAATAGGACAGATGCGAAAATTTATCAAAATAAATTTTTAATTCTAACTGGTGAAGTTAGTATCGATTTCACAAATTTAAAGAACTGGAATGGATATGATATTTTACGATGTTCTAACGGTTCAAAATATCCTGTAAATTTTATTGCCACTGACGAAAATGGTGGCAGTTTTCATATGCAAATTCAAACAAATGGAATTATACGACTTTCTACAAGAGGATATATACCAGAAAATAAATCTCAAATATTACGCTTCTTTTGTATTGCACCTATTGGTACATAATAAATCACTATTTAACGGGGATATTCAAAATGTGAAAAAGCAGTACTATGGGAGTATCAAATATCTTACAGAAAGAAAGGAAACATCTTATGGAAAAAGAAATGAACATCCAGGAACCGTTACACCGCAACTGTGCACCTCATGATGCAGCACACTGTGATATCAACGATCATCATAACAACGCGAAAAACGGCTTTGATGCTGAGGCTGATGACTGCGGCCATACTGTGCAGTCCGGCCCTGGAGTTGGAATTCCGAAAGGTGCAGGCCATCCGGTTAATGGAACTGTTGTAGCTGGATTTACTCCAACCAGCGCTAAGGGGAATAAAGATAAAGATCAGAAGCACGGGCCTGGCGCAAAATAACGCGAATATTCTGAGGTCGGAAATGGTTCCTGACACACTCCGTGTTGAGTACCTGAGATGATGGATACACCGCCCATCCAGAATAATTCGTGTTGCATTTCGTGTTGCATAGTATTTAAAGATGTATCATTTTTGATATATTTATGCGACAAGTGATAAATACTTATAACACCAAAAGCCGCATAAAACCTAAGCTCTAGGTTCTATGCGGCTTTTGGTGATTTTGGACCCACAGGTTCAAGTCCTGTTGCCCGCACTGAAAATTTGGCTTAAAATCAGGACTTTTCGGAGTTCGTGTTGCATTTTGTGTTGCATAGCTCCGAAAAGTAGTCATTAGCCTTACGATTCATAGCTTCTTCTTTGCTCTCCATAACATGCCGATAAATCTGCTTTAACACTCCATCATTTCCCCACCCGCCGCGCTGCATGATGTATGCGTCCGGTATTCCTATCGCGTGCTGAATGGATGCACAGTAATGGCGCAAATCGTGAAAACGGAAGTGAGGTATTCCGGCTTCTGCCAGTATGTCAGAAAAGCAGTTTGATATCTGATATGGCATTAGTCCGACCATATTTTTGCCAGTTCTATTTTTTAGTTTTTGAATAACGAAATCAGGAAAAGTTATGTATCGGTCCCCGGCATAGCTTTTTGTTTTTTTATACACCCATTCGTGGCTGTCATTCAGCACCATAGCATATTCCACATACACTACATTCCCTACGACATGATCGGATGCAAGCGCGCATATCTCGCTGCGCCGCATCGGCCCGAATGCAGCCAGAAGAACAGGAAGCTCCATGTCTGTATCCTTTACCGCCGCCATAAGGCGCTTCACATCATCATCAGAGGGCACATAGAGCTTTTGCCGTACCTTTGCCGGGAGCTTTGTTTTAACCGAGAAATCCGGCCTATAAACGGTCAATACGGATGTCAAAAGACCGTGCATGTTTCTAACGCTCTTCGGTGAGTGCGTCAGAGCTTCCCGGTTAATTTCTTCCTGTATGTCCTCTTGCGTGATGGTGTAGATATCCATATCCATGAGATTTGCCAGGTCCTTTTTTCTGGACCGTTTGTATTCACGTATGGTGGACGGAGACAGGACAGAGGAGCGGAGCGCTATATAGCTATCCATAGCTTGGCCGAGCGTCATCTTTTCTTTTTCCGGTTCCTCTCGTTTGATAAGTTCTTTGCTTGCGGCCCAGATGGCAGCTTCCCGCTCAACATCCCGTTTCCCTTTTGGTGTAGGATCATCGTTTGTGAATGATTTATAGATTCGCTTTTTCTTCAGCTTACCTTTATCATCCAGTACTGGTTTGCCGTCCTTGTCACGTACATCCTCAAATCTGTCAAACACCTGGACTCTCCATGATCCAGATGGTAATTTCTTTGCTTTTGCCATAGTATCACTCCTTTTTTGGTATAAAAAATACAGCCACCAGATTTAGTGATTTATCTTGCGTGACTGCTGCCGGATGTGATATAATATCGGTGTAGGTTTGTGATTTTTTATCACATCCGTAAAACGTCTGGTGTTGGTAGCGCCGGGCGTTTTTTTATTTTGGTTATATAACCATAGGTTTTTCTGATATGATAAAAATAAAAAGGATGGTATTTTATGTTTATATCAAAAAAACGAT